CTAAATTTCGCGGTTTATCAGGATTTATATCTTTAGCAATTGAAATTTCATATGCCAATTTTTGTAATAGTACAGTTGTTATTATTTCATTATAATAATCCAATTTTGGTAATACTATATATTTATTATCTGCTATTTGTAGTTCATCTATAACATTTTGTGAATTTGTTATTACAAATAAATTTGTTTCTCGTCCAAGTATTTCATAATATGTGGATTTTATAGTTCTATAATTAGGTAAATCATTATAGTCAATTAATAAAAGAGTTATATTAGTATTATCCAATAAAGCAAAAGGTCCATGTTTCAATGAACCAGCCGAAAATCCTTCACAATGAATATAAGTAACTTCTTTTATTTTCAAGGCACCTTCACACGCTATTGGATATAGTTTGTGTTTTCCTAATATAAATATACTATTAATATTGTTATTAATAATAAAGTCTTTTAAAATTGTAATTTTACTTGTAATTTTACTATCATTCAACAATTGTGTTATAGTACTTGGGAGAACTCTTAAACAATTCAAATTTTTAATATTATTTAACTCGTTATTTACAAACCACATACTAATCAAACTCAAAACAATTAACATGCTAGTAAAAGACTTAGTTGATGCTACACTGATCTCTGAACCAGCATTTAAATATACACCACAATCAACTTCGCGCGCTATTAACGAATCTACTTTGTTTATAATTCCCATTGTTAAACATTTTTTTTGCTTACAAATTTTTAAACAATTGTATACATCTATTGTTTCTCCTGATTGCGATAAGAAAATACACAAAGTATTTGAGTTATTTCTACGATTCGGTAAGTTATTTTCATTAAATTCACAAGCATTAACAATTTTAACATTTACAAAATAGTTTATTTCATTAAAATAAATCTCTCCTAATATACAAGCATTAAAACTAGTTCCACAACCAATCAAATAAATAAACTCAATAGAACTAATACTATTTATTATGCGGTCAAGTCCCCCCAATTTAATTACGTTGTTATTGATTCGACCACCATAATTATATGCTTTTTGTATTGTTTCTGATTGCTCAATTATTTCTTTTAACATCCAATGATTATAGTGCGTTTTAGCGTTATGGAAATCTTCATATATTGCTTTTTTAATACAATAATTAGAATTAGTATTAGAATTATTTGATAAATCCAGTTCCGCGCTTTCATCCAAAAAATTATAATTATTATTATTAATTTTTACAATGCTGTTATCATTTAATGGAATATAGTCATAAACTAATCCTACAAAACCATTTGTTTCCGAAGCACAAATTATATAATTAGTATTATACCCTAAAAGTAATGGGGAACCTTTACGTGTTATGTAATATGTGTCTGGTAATTTTGTATAAATTATAATGAGCGCCCAAGTTCCTTCTAGTTCCTGTAAAGTTTTTTTAAGTGCTTCCTCGAACTTGAAACCACTTAATGTATAATATTCAATTAAATTGGCAATAACTTCACTGTCTGTATCGCTGTAAAATTTATAATTTTTTGTTAACAAAAATTCCTTGATAACTAAGAAATTATTAATTATACCATTATGAACTAATATAATATCTCCATTTTGTGAATAATGCGGATGTGCGTTATAATCGGTTTTACCACCATGCGTTGCCCATCTTGTATGTCCTAGCGCAAATTTAGAATAAATATTGCTTTCAATTGTTTTTTTTTGATATATGGTTTTTAATAACTCAAAGCAATCTTTTTTTGAAGTAGATGCCTTTTTTAATATATCATGTTTGTTTGTATTTGAATTTATATAACAAATTCCCATTGAATCATATCCTCTATTTTGTATTAATTCTAGACTATTAAAAATATGATCCAAAGCATTCGTATTTTTTTTTGAATATATAAATGTTATTCCACACATTTTATTAATTAATATATTAATTAATGACCAAGTTTTAATTATTAATATTAATTATTTTATTAATATTAATTATTTTATTAATATTAATTATTTTATTAATATTAATATTAAATTATTATTATGAGTTTCTATTATCTTAAAAATCTTCTCCAAATTCAAAAGTATTTACTTTCGAATCTTTAGTAGCGAGAGAATATTCACTTACACGATCTTCGAAAAAGTTTGTTTTTGTTTCAATGCTTATATTTTCCATCCATTCAAAAGGATTTTTGCTCTCGTAAATTTTATCACCACCCAATTGAAGACTTAGGCGATCAGCAACAAATTCAATATAGTCTTTCATTAAAACTTGATTCATACCAATCAATCTACACGGAAGTGCTTCAGTAATAAATTCTAGTTCAATTGATACTGCTTCGCTAATTATTTCTTGGATTCTTTGTTTTTTAAGCGGTTTTAATAATTTACTATGTAATAATACAGCAAACTCAGTATGTAATGCTTCATCGCGAGATATTAATTCATTAGAAAAAGTTAATCCAGGCATTAATCCGCGCTTTTTTAACCAATAAATAGCACAAAATGCTCCTGAGAAAAATATTCCTTCAATACAAGCAAAAGCAACTAACCGTGTGGCAAAATTGGATTTTTTATCGTTTATCCATTTAATAGCCCACGCACCCTTTTTCTTTATACATTCATATTCATCTAAAGCATTGAATAATTTTGACTTTTGCGTTTTATCTTTTATATATGTATCAATTAAAGTAGAATATGTTATTGAATGAATATTTTCCATAGCAATTTGTAATCCGTAAAATGCTCGCGCTTCACTAAGTTGAACTTCACCCATAAAACGAACTCCTAAATTTTCTAATACAATACCATCACTCGCAGCAAAAAATGCCAAAATCATAGATATAAAATGTCTCTCGTCCTCGTTTAAATTTTCCCAATCTTTATTATCTTTTGATAAATCAATTTCTTCAGCTCTCCAAAATAAATCTTCTGCTTTTTTATACATTTTCCACACGTCTTGGTCCTTAATTGGAAACATTACATAACGACTAACGTCTTCTTGTAATAATGGTTCTACGCTATTTTTATTCATCCTAAATAATATAAGTACAGATTTTTATATTTTTTCAATATATATTATAAAAATTATACTTTCATATTTTATATACTATGAAATTTCAATTACCAAAAAATATTCTTTCTAATAATGTTTTTAAGAATGTTTTATATTTAGTAAGTTTAGCATTGGGTGTAAGTTATATTATTAATGAACAGAGTTTAGCACTTTTAAGTTTAATAGCAATTGCTTGTGGAATATATCTATTGAATAAAAGTATAGTAATTGCTTTATTTATATCAATTATTATTACTAATTTATTACTATCAATGAATTATTTAAAAGAGGATGACTTGAAAGAAGGTCTAAATGAAGAACCATATAGAAAAGGTAAGATCAGACCACCAAAAACAGAAACAGAAACAGAAGTAGAAACAGAAACAGACGCAGAACAGGAACAAATTTTACCAAATTAAATACAAAAACTATTAATTATTAGAATGTTAAATAAACGTATGTATAAAAATTTATACATAAATTTATATTTATATTTATATAAATATAAGTATAAATATGAATGTAAATTTCAAATTACCAAGAAATATTATTTCTAACAATGTTGTAAAAAATGTATTATATTTGATAACTTTAGCATTAGCAGTAAGTTATATTATTAATGAGCAAAGTGTAGCACTTATAAGTTTAATTCTTATTGCTTGTGGAATTTATTTAATGAATAAAAGTGTTGTTATTGCTTTATTTATATCAATTATTATTACTAATTTATTATTAGCAACGAATTATTTTAAAAATATTTATTCCGTAGAAAATCTAGTAAGTGGGGATAAATGTTGCTCAGGAGAAACATTTTACACTGATAATATATCAACATATAACACTCTAAGTAACAATATAAATAATAAAGCTACTTGTGAAAAGATTGAAAGAGATATTATTGCAAATATGCCAACTAATGAATCACAAAAGGCAAGATTCTTTTCAATATTATATTCAAATAATGATTACGCAAAAGCAACAAGCATATGTAATACGATGGATCCAACCAGCACTGTTTCCAATATGAAAGGAACCCTATTTAAAAAATCTGATAGCAGTTCCAATGTATTAGATGATCCTAATATACTACCTAAAGATATATTAGATATAATAGCAACTAGTAATTTTAAAAGCAGTTTAACTGAAAATAACAAAAATATTTTAGAAACAAGGGTAATTGCGCCATTAGAAATTATGAATACTTATTTATTTGATAATTCAAGACAAAAGAATTTACAAAGACCAATAAACATATCTGATTTAACAAGTAGTCAAAAAATTGAACTAGAAAATATTATAAAAATACTAAAAGATTTATATACTTCATCTAATTCAAAATTATTAACAAAAACAACAACAACTTATACATTAGTAAGTAAAAATGATTATCAACCAGTGCTTAAGGATGGAGTTAAATATTTATTAAACCCAGACCAATTTTTTGATTGTTCTGGTATTATTCATAGTGGTAATAGTGGAACATTGTCAGCATCCGATATAATAGATTTAAGCAACAATGATTATTTTGGAACATCTGGTATTCCTATTAGACGAGGAGGATTGGGAGATGCCAGTTATAATCCTTATGGAACACTCACACAAGCAGAGTTATACCCAAGTAATAAAGATTTAGAAATGGAATTACGTAGATTAGAAACTATACCTGCTTCCGGAAATGTTCCGGTCAATATTATAAGCACTTATTTAAACGCAATAAATAGTTTTTATGAAAAACAAATACAAAATTTAACCAATACTAGAAGTAGCACTTTTAGTCAAACACCAATAAATGATATATATAGTATTAGAACAATGAAACCTACCTTTTTTACATATGATCATACAACTAATAATGATTATCAATGTCAAGATAGTATAACCGGAAATTCCGCATTTAAATATTGTGGTCCATCCGCGTATTATGAAATTCCCAAGTTTTAGAACATTTACACTTAATAACTTTTATATTTATTAATTATATAATTATATATATAATGTATGGTTACGATCCTATTTTTTTAGAAAAAAGAAAATTAAACGAATGGTTAGACGAATCTGAGGAAAATATTGTACTAATATTTGATAAAAATAGTTTGAAATTTTCTGCGTCACCAAATGATTCTATGAAAAATAATTCACAAGACAAAATTTTTTGTTTGAAAAAACAATTTTTATTTAATCCAGAAATAAAAGACATATTTGTAAAATGTGCTTTAGAAAATGGTCAAATTATGGTAAAAAAAACATATAGTACTAAAACTTTTTATAATAACATAGGATATTACATTAATAAAAATGTTTTGCTTGATATTAAATCAATTAAACCTTCATTATTTAATAAACGCGTATTTAAAGTTTCAATAAATACAGAAACTACAGGCCAGTGGCAGGCAGCAGGAGAGAATATGTATATTTCAAAAGAAATGTTAGCGTTAAGTAAAATTGGACTATTTAAAAACAAAAAAATAAAAATAGACGCACAAACAAAAGACGGTGTTCAAGATAAAAAACTAGATAAAAAAAATATACCGTATAAAGAAGACGTATATTTTGAAAAGTTATTATCAAAAGCATTGTATGATTATTCTTTTAAATGGGATGGTCCAATAAATGCTTATTTACGATATGGCGAGGCATATTTTTTTACTAGTATTTTTAATCAAACATATAGAGTTTATGGAGACACAAAAGATAGTGCTCGTGAAGCAATTATAAATAAAATAGCAGATCTAGATAGAGCATTTTTAGAAGCCGCGCCAAGGCACGAAGACTCGGCAAAAATATATTATAGAGGAATGAAGCAACCCTTTGAAAATTTAGTAAAAGAAGGCGATTCAATAACAGTGCAAAATTTTATGTCTATTACTACAAAGTTCGTGGTAGGAGTAGGATTTTCAGGAATAAAAAAAGTTGGAAAAGATTTAGTAAATAGTTGTTGCCTATATAAAATTTTTATATCAAATGGTGTTCCATATATAAATATGATAAATACAACAAAATACAAAGCTGAAAATGAAACATTATTACCACGAAATTTAAAACTAACTTTTATAAAAAAGTCTACATTGCCACATCAATTGTATGGTGAAATTCCTGTAATAGTTATAAAAGTTTCATTACAAAATAATGACCAATTCAAAATTCATAGTGGTTGTAAGAAATTTTATTTAGGAAAATTAATACATTTAGACACTAATTCCATAAATACTAAAGTAATACCAGAAAAAGTAATACCAGAAAAAGTAATACCAGAAAAAGCAATACGAGAAAAAGTAATACGAGATAAAAAGAAACCAACAAAGAAACAAACAACAAACTTAAAACGTTGCCCCAATGGAACTCGTAAAAATAAAATAAGCGGTATATGCGAACCAATTATAACCAATTCTATTAAAAAAGAAAACACAATAGTAAAACAAAAAACAAAATCTAAACGATGCCCTAATGGAACACGTAAAAATAAAATATCTGGACTATGTGAAAAAATTACTGAGATTTAAATTAATTCCTAAATTAATTCTTTAATATTATTATTTAATAATAATAATATGAGAGATTGTTGTGTCAGTCATAAAAGAGCAAAAAAATGTAGAAGAAAAGACGGAAAACTATTTAGTCTTCCACGAAAATTTACTAAAAAACGATGTGCGCATATTAAAGGTTTCACTATGCGTTCCTCTTGTGCGCCATATAAGTATTGCTAAAATTTATTTACTGTAACTATAAAATAAATATGCTCCAGTAGCCCCCAATAGTTGAGCAATTATATAGACGACAAATTTGGAAGCATCTATTTTTTTAGATAATAACATCATATAACTTACTGCTGGATTGAAGTTGCCACCTGAAACTTTGCCACCAAAGTAAATAACTGATGCTAAAGTAATACCTATTGCTAAAGGATCGCCCGACATTAAAATTACTGCCAAGAAAATAAAAGTTCCAATAAATTCTGTGAAAAATTCTAACAACATTTTATATATATATATAAAATATAAATTATAAAATATAAATTATAAATTATAAAATATAAATTATAAAATATAAATTATAAATTATAAAATATAAATTATAAAATATAAATTATAAAATATAAATTATAAATTATAATGAAAAACATCAAACTAATATAAAGTTATGACTAAAGTTATGACTAAAGTTATGACTGAAGTTGGAATAAAATCTACTATTTATGACCCAGATACAGATTCTGTAAAGCATGTAAATGATACATATGATGGCAAACCATTTTTTAGAAAAAATTATGGAAAACCACATATATTCTTGGAATATTCAAAAAAGATGGAGCTAGCAATAGTTAAAATATTAATGACACACCCACATCCAAATGTTGTATATTATTATGACATCAATACTCGGTATGCCGACATGGAACAAGTAGAAACACATAAATCAAATCCATTATATAACCCCGCTTTAACACGCGAAGACTTAAATGAAATAATAGAAGTAATGAGTAAAGTAAAAGATTTTTTACAAGCACTAGGAATTATGTATGTAGATTGGAAATTTGATAATATGGGAAAATCTGTGGATGGAAAATATAAGTTGTTTGATTTTGATGCGTCTGGACTAAGTGATTTAAAAACACAACAATGGAAACTCAAAGCAAATCCTATGTATTGGAGTTATAATGAGGCAATTAAAAACGGAGCACAAACACCAAAAGAAATAGATGATTGGTCTTTTAACTATAATATTATTGAAGAGGGGGAAAAAATGATTAGGTTACCATAAATAAACATGACTCAATATTTTAGCATTATAATAACCTTTTGATTTTCTCTTTTCTAATGCTATTGCTGTTCCTCTTTTTTTTGTGCCAGAATGCCGATTAAAATAATTTTGCATACGTTTGCGATCATTATGATTTTTATAAGCATATAATTTTAAAGGAGTTCTGTCTTTAAATTGTTGATAATCTGATGCGCCAAAATGTATTTTCCGTATTTTTTGTGTTGCTTTATTTTTAACGTATGCTGTGTATTTTTTCCCCGTAATTTTACTTCTCTCAAACTTAATGATTTTTTCGTGCATTATTCTTATAAAATATATTTTATTTTATATTAACTATAATTATATAATTTTATAATTATATAATTTTATAATTTTATAGAATAATTTATAATATTATGCTATAATAGTATAATAGTATAATAGTATAAATTATGAATGTTCCTATTAAATATTTGCCTAAACACGTAAATAAAAAAGATAAAAAAATATTGTCAAGTGAATTAAAAAAATCACGCAAAGCTTATAAAAAACACTCTTATTATACGCGAAAACATATTGCGTCATATAAATCTAAACCTTCTAAACATTTAAATAATGTTAAAAAATTATATAATATTAATAAACTAGCACTCAATGCTAATCTCTCAAAAAAAACAGGCTGTTCTATAAATTCATTACGAAAAATTGTAAATAAAGGACAAGGAGCATATTATTCGTCTGGTTCTAGACCGAACCAAAATAGTCATAGTTGGGGATTAGCGCGTTTAGCAAGTTCAATTAGTGGAGGAAAAGCATCAGCAATAGATTATAAAATATTAGAAAATGGATGCAGTAAATCATCCAAAGCATTAAAATTGGCAAAAAAAGCACAAATAAAATATAAATATGGAACACATAGAGTAAGAAAAACAAAATTATTATAAATTAGCAAAAACCCAAAATTTTATTTAGAATACACTAATCCCGCAAAACCATTTTGAAACAATAATATATTATATTTTTCTTCTATAACATGTAAATTGTAATAATACTTATAAATACTAGTTGGGTCTTTTGATACCCCAATAATAGCACCCGTTTCCTCATCACAAATAGTGGTAAAGTTCGAACTTATTGGATCAATAGGAGGATTATTATAATTATTATACTCAAATTCAATTGTTTTAAACAAATTAGTATTAAATGCCCCGCTTGGTTGTAGTTTAAATGGATCAGTTGTTAATGTGAAATTATAACAATATAATCCAGTCTTTGAACAAGATCCATTAGATTTATTATATTTTTCCACTTTACTAAAAACATTACTATCAAAATCCTGTTCTCTATATTTACCATCACAAATTATAGCAAAATTCTTCATTATTTCACACTGATTGGTTTGTGAGTATATGTCTGGACTATATCCTGTTATATAAATGTTTTTTGAAGCATCACCATTATAACTAAATTGCGGACTATAATATTTATACTCACTACCGATATTAAGTTTTTCTAAATCATTTGGAATCTTGTCTTCGTATAACCAGTTAGTATAATTAGACCATTCATTTCTGGAAGCAATATCGCTTCTTTGAAAATACCACATCCAACTACATATTAAACCTTTAGACTCTATTTTTATTTTACTAGACTTTATTGCTTTTTCAAAGTTATATTCGTTAATTTCTCGTATTAAATAGGTCTGACTATTTTTGGCAAAATGTTGTCGCTCGGTTTCCTCTAAAAAACATTGCGTACATATTAAATGAACATTACTATTTAGTATGGTATTATAATTTATATAACTGTCATCATCAATATTTAAATCTCTATATGGCGGAGGATTTATAAATCTTTTAAATTGATAAGCCAATTCGTTTTGATTTGCTTGAATTTGTGGAAAATTGTTATAAGGTATAGGATTTGTAGAATTAGCATATAGCACATCTTTTATTGTATATAATTCCATAATAGGTCTTAATGTAAAATCAATAACCAACTCACTATATTGTAAGCATATTAATGGAAACGCCATTAAAGACGACATAGAAAACCAACTATTTATTGGTATATATAAATTATATTCTCGTATTGACGGTTCAATATTGCTTATATCAGGACTAATATTATAAATATTAAACGCACTTGGATAATTATTATTTCTATTATTGTAATTAGCAGGATCATTTAATTCGTTAATATTTCCTGTCATTTTATCAAATATTGCTTTTTTATGCGCGTCATAATCCCGTTCTACAATATTTTGTAAGTAATGACCACTAAATTTCTGTATTGTTGCTCCGTCAATTGTTATATTAACTTCTTTAATCATTTGACAACCAATATTTTTAATCCATTTAAACTCATATGGTCTATAATCATCATTGTGTTTTAAAATAGGACTCCATATTTTGGGTAGTTTTACTACTAAATAAGTATCCATTAGTAAATCTCCATAGCGTAAAATTTTAAAACTATACTTAGTAATTTTAGTTATATCTAACTCGGTTTGCCCTACTTGATCAATTCTAAATTTTTGTAATCCAAAATTAGTATATTTAGCATATGTTGATTTAAAAAAACTTTTAGTTGGATTACCTGTTAGTATAATATTTTGATTTCCTAGCGCTATTAAGTTTAACAATCCACCTGCCATAATAGTAATTAATATAACATTATACTTTTTATTTATGTTATAATATATTTTAATTTTTATATAGTAATTAAAATATATAGTAATTATAATTATTATGGTAGACATTGCTTTAAACGCAACAAAAGCAAAAGCTTTAATAACTAACCTTTCTAAGTCTATGACAGGATTTAATTTAAGCGAATCACGCATTGACATAATAGTGTTAGTAGTTTTTGCTTTTGTATTAATTGGTTTGATTATTTGGAATTCTGGTAGATTAGGAATGATGGAAAATTCACGAAAAAAATTAGAAAAACTTTATCCCAATCCAACAAACGAGTCTTATTTTAATGGTCCAAATAACATTAAACCAAGTGCTATACCATTATTTGACAATTCAAATAGTACATTAATTAATTATTATGTTAAAAGCGCATACAATTGTTGCTGCGGAGATGGATATAGAAATAATTTTGTTGACTTATATGCTTTAGAAAAAGTAATTGGCAATGGTTGTAGATTCTTGGATTTTGAAGTTTATTCGTATAATAATGATCCTATTGTTGCTTCTTCTACGGCAAATAGTAATAATATTAAAGAAACATACAATGCTTTATTATTAAAAGATGTTTTGACTAAAACAACCGAGACTGCTTTTGATGAAACTAAAACAATATGTGCCAATGACCCCTTAATATTGAATTTTAGAATAATGAGCACAAATTTAACTATGTTAGAAAAAATAGGTGATTTATTTGAAGAATATTTAGATAGAAGTATTAATTCAAATTTTTCACTATTGAAAGGTTATAAAGATAGTGCTATTAAAAATGTTAAAATGAAAGATTTATACAGAAAAATAATTATTATTTGCGATTTTAATCCTAATCCTAACATTATTATAAATACAAAATTAGAAAAATTGGCAAAATATATTAATTTGAAAGGTAAAGGATTGGATTGTAAAACTTATAGATATGACGACATCGTCGCTAAAGGGCAAAATAATATTAATTTTATACAAGAAACACAAAGATACTTTACAATAGTGTTGCCCAATGTTTTAGACAATTCAATAGACAACTTTGATTATAGTATTTCTTATACAAGCGGATGCCACGCAATTTGTATGAAGCATCAAAACTTAGACACTAATTTACAAACTTATAATGGCATTTTTTCAGGTACTAATAAATTTTCTTGGAAACAGAAAGATCAGGCATTATTAAATATTGCGCCGGATCCTATTAATACTTCTCAAGGTGTCGATATAAATACTCCTCCATTAAATGGAACAAGCTCCGCAGTAAATAATGCATTAACTGGAGGATAATAAGTGTTAATACTATTATTATAGCATAATATAATATTATTATAGCATAATATAATATTATTATATTATATATTATATATTATATTATTATGAAGGAATCTTATGAAGAAAAAGAAATAAAAATATTAAGAAGTGCTATAGATAATGCTACATATCTTATTGGGAAAAAATTGGTTCAATCAGATACAATTAAAAATATTATTGAAATTTTAGAAAGTTTCATGCGAACGCACAAAATTTTATGCTATGGTGGTACTGCTATCAATAATATACTACCAGAACAATATAGATTCTACAATAAAAATATTGAAATACCAGATTACGATTTTTTTTCACCTTATGCTATTGAATATGCGAGAGATTTAGCAAACATATATTATAAAGCAGGATATGAAGAAGTAGAAGCAAAATCAGGCGTTCATAGTGGAACATTTAAAGTATTTGTCAATTTTGTTCCTATAGCCGATATTACTTTTTTAGACTATAAATTATTCCAAAATATTTCTAAAAAAGCAATAAAAATTAATGGCATCAATTATTGTCCCCCTAACTTTCTTCGTATGGCAATGTATGTCGAATTATCTCGCCCAATGGGAGATGTTTCTAGATGGGAAAAAGTATTAAAACGTATTATATTATTAAATAAAAATTATCCATTAAAAGGTATATTTTGCGACAAGCAAGATTTTCAAAGAAAATATGAAGGATTACAAGACGATCAAAATAAAATATATGAAATTGCTAGAACCTCATTTATTAATCAAGGCGTAGTTTTTTTTGGAGGCTACGCATCAACTTTATATAGTAAATATATGCCATATAAAGAAAGAAAGCAAGTTTCTAATTTCCCGGATTTTGATGTATTAAGTGAAAATCCAGAATCTTGTGCGACTATTTTAAAAGAACAATTACAATATGAAGGTTATAAAGATATAAAGATTTTTAAAAAAAAACCAATAGGCGAATATGTTGATGTTCACTATGAAATTATTGTAAATAATGATGTCATAGCATTTGTTTATAAACCAACTGCTTGTCATAGTTATAATTTAATAAATATAAATGGACAAAAAATAAAAGTAGCATCAATAGATACCATATTAAGTTTTTATTTAATATTTATATATGCTAATAGACCATATTATGATGAAAATAGATTGTTATGTATAGCAGAGTATTTATTTAAGGTTCAACTAAAAAATCGCCTTAAGCAAAAAGGTTTATTACGAAGATTTAGTGTCTTATGTTATGGTAAGCAAAAGACACTTGAAGATATGAGAGAAGAAAAGGCCAAATTATATTCGAAAGTAAAAACTAAAGAACTATCACGCGATTCTAAATTATATAATATGAATTTTTTTAGATATATACCCAAAGACTATTATGAAGAGCCTAATAAGTCGCGGAAAAATACAAAAAAATCTATTAGGCATACAAAGAAATATAAAAAATAGTAAAAATATGTCTTTGCTATAAACAGGTTAAATTTTATAAAACACACATTTTCCGTGTTTTATTGTTTTTGCCAAGTTATATTTTTTACATGAAACTTTTCTTGATTTTAATTTTATTAAATTCAAATTATAATATTTTTTTTTTGTTACTAATTTATGATTTAATTTTCTCTTATTAAAAACGGTTTTTACATAACTAATAAAAGGAGAAAATAATTTTGTATTGTTTATTTCCGGATGCCCTTGATATCCAAAAAATGGATATTTTTTGTGTTTAACTATATCTATAAACTCTTTATTGTTTTTATCTAAACTTGTTGCAATAATTTCATAATTTTGTATTCTGTGTTTTGGATCAATTGCTAAAGCATTGTTATGAATTAATTTTTTGGTTTTATTAAAATTACTTTTTAATAACTTAGCTAATTTATTGTTTTTAAATTTAGGTATTGATTTATAATCATTAAAGGAGCTAACATTAATAAAAGCGCTATTAATATTCTTTTTTGTCAAATTGTAATTTTTTTCAATTAAAATCATATTTTCATAACCATGACATATTGCTAATATTGGTATTATTATATTATTATTAGCATTATTAGTAGCATTATTAGTAGCAAGTTTTTTGATTTTCTGTACTATATATTTTTGTGTTAGAAAATGCTGCTTTATATATTTGTTATTATATAAATTACCTATTTGACTTCCAGGAAATAATAAACCATCTAACTTATATAATATTTTATTTAAATCGGATTTTTTTATATTATACGGAATTATAATATAATCAATTGAATTTTGCTTTAAAAAAGTTAATACGTTTTCTTTTAAAAAAACTTCACTGGAAGTATTGTTTTTTATATAAGGTGTTGCTAAAATACCTACTAAAGGTTTCGTATTATTCATATTTTTACTAATATTAGTAAATATATTTACTAATATTAATTATAATACTACATGATACAAATTACACGTTATAACTTACATTCTTGGGAAACCAACCAAGTTAGCACCAATACCAAAACCAGCTCCTGTTCTAGCACTTACGCCCATAGTGGGAATAAAAGTATCTAAAATAGAGAATGTAGCAGCAGCCATTAATGCAATAATGGCAACTTCTTCAATCTTCAATGGTTTTTGCGGAATGACAAAAGCAACTATTGCTACCATCAAACCCTCAATTAAATATTTAACAGCTCTTTTTACTAATTCACCCATACTGAAATTCATTTTGTTTTATAATAATACTTAAGAAAAAAATTATATTTATACACAATTTAACTATTTAAAATTAAATAGTTAAATTTACCTAAATAATAAAATAATATTTGAATAATAAAATAATATTTGAATAATAAAATAATATTTGAATAATAAAATAATATTTGAATAATAATATAATATTTGAATAATAATATAATGTTTAAATAATAATATAATGTTTAAATAATAATATAATGTTTAAATAATAATATAATATTTAAATAAAATACTTAAAATTATATTAAAATACTATGTTATAAAATGTTTAATAAAAAATCTTCTAAATCTAAAGATAAAGACAAAGACAAAGACAAACAAGTACCTAACTTAGAGAAAGCAAAATATGTGGACTTATTAGACGAAGACAAACCATTAGGTGGTCAAAAATATGTATGTTTAAGTTTTATCTCTCCCGAAGACCATATTAAAAATAAAGAATTATTTTATTTCGAAAAATTCTTAAAAAACTTTGAATTTAAAAAAACTTTTGAAAAATACACACAATTTTTGAATTTTTTGGCATACAAGTATAATTTAGATTTTAATAAGTTAAGCAAAGATATGGAGGAGTTTGTAGAAGAAGAAAAAGAGAATTTGTTTTTAACTACTTTAGATGATGAATATAAAACATTTATTGATGCTAAAGAAGAACAATTACAAAAAGAATATAACGAATTACATGAATTTCAAACAAACACACGAGGTATTAAAGTGCGAGGGGTATTTGGTTCGCAAGAAGAAGCAGAAATGAGATGTAAGATGTTAAGAGAAGTAGATCCAAATCACGATGTATATGTAGGTGCGGTTGGTATGTGGATGCCTTTTCATCCAGAAGCGTATAAAACAGGGCGTGTAGAATATTTAGAAAAAGATTTAAATGAACTTATGAGTCATAAGAAGAAAAATGATGAGATTTCTAAAGAGCAATTTAAAGAGCGTGTAAAAGAAAGTAAAAAGAAAGCAATTCAAGAAAATATTGCTAAGGCCCAAAAAGAAGGCAATAAATTAATGCAAACAATAGATGAAGAAGGAAATTTAATAAATGCGGATAGAATGGATGTTCCGGGCAAAAATTTACTTTTTGGCGACAATGAAGATGATGATGTATCTACTGCTGATTTGCGTAAAGAATTATTTGAAGCAGAAGATGTTATTATAGGAAGAAAAAAAGATAATGATCACGGACTAGGGGAACTATTAGAAAGACGAAAAGAACGTACAGAAAAAGCAACGGCACAAGAAGACTCAAGCAATTTAGAACTATTTGCCGATTGCGCTACAAAAGAGATTAAAGATTAAAGATTTAGTTATTTATATGCTTTAGAAATTTATAATATTTATTGAAAAAATATTATAAATAGATTTCTTACCATTTTGTTTTGCGCACATTTATTTTAGGTCCTTTTTTCTTATCTCTTATATTTGGGTCATACATTTCTTCTTCATTATCAGAATCTAAATTTTTACTAATTTCCCAAAATTCTTTTGAACCCAATTTGAATGTTTTATGATGGTCTGCTTTATACCAAAAAATTTGGTCTTGTAATTTATTTGATTTAGCATTATTATTTATTACTAAACATTCATAGTTTTCTGTACATTGATCCATTACTTGGCAAAAACTCTCAAATGTAGGAAACATGCCAGCATAATTCTCATAAATACGCCGCCTATTTGCTATGTATGGCTCACGTAATATAAAAACGTAATCAATATTTGTGCGCAAATTGGGAGGAATACCTAAAGGATATTGCATAGTTATGACTAACATGATCTTCCAATGCCGCCCATTCATAAAAAGAAGACGCATCATTTTATCTTTAGTCCAAGTCGCATCAAACAAACAGTCATCCAAAATCACAAACGCCCTAGGGTCTATATTAGATTTTTTATAAACCTCTACTTCTTTTCTTATTTGTTTCATAACCGTTCTTTGCCGTTTCAAAATATTTTCTATAATAGCAGTATTATATTCATCGTGAATAAATAGTTTAGGAACATGTTCAGCATAAAAACCATTGCCTGCTTCAGTTCCACTAATAACAGTTCCTATTGGTATATCTTGATGGTAATAAAGAAGATCTCTAACTAAGTAGGATTTACCAGTATCGCGACGACCTATTAAAACTATAACTGGGCCTTTATTTTCATCTGGTCTAAAACTAATTGTTTTAATATCAAATTTTTTTAATTCTAATGTCATTATTGTTTAATAATAATATTATATAATCTAAGATTTAAACTAAATTATACAAAATTATACAAATTAAATGTTATTATTTAGTTATTTAGTATTATTTAAAAATATTATTTGTGTTATAAATAAGAAAAATAAGTATTTTTAATTTATTAAATGGAATTAAACTATAGAAAAAATAACAACAAGCAACTTTTTGAAACAATTAGCAATAATAATTTTTTAGATATAACAAATGTTCAAAATTATTTTCCATTATATAATAATTATTTTGATTTAAATAGCAACAATTACAATGCCATTAATCTAAACAATAGTTATAAATTAGAAAATATAGTAGAGAAAATTAATTACAACAAATTTACTGCCGAAATATGTGATATATGTAATAATAAATCTAACAAAGACATCTTTATAAAGTTTAGTCCCTTAATAGATCCAGTAAAATATATGTTAGGCAAATACGATAATGACTATAATATTTCAGAATTACCTAAATTTTATAGCACACAGGATGTAAATAGCAATAGCGAATATCATACAAAATATAAAAAAATATTAGATCCAAACAACTCAGCATATATTGATGGATTCTTTTCTTTTTTATCCAGTTGCTTATTAAATAACTATAGTTTTTATAATGGATTAAATTATTATGGTGCTTTTTTAGGAATAAAAAATAATTTTAAAGTTAATATTTCCGAAGATTTAGAATTTTTAAATGAATCTGATCATTTTCATAAAAATAGAAATATTCTATTTAAACTTGAAGCAAGTGATAAAATAAAGAGTATTTTTGGCAAAACTAATAAATACAAAAAAGCATTATTAATAAATACTAATGTAAGTGATCCAAATATTGAAGATCTAAATATTGAAGATCTAAATATTGAAGATCTAAATATTGAAGATCTAAATATTGAAGATCTAAATATTGAAGATCCAAATATTGAAGATCCAAATATTGAAGATCCAAATATTGAAGATCCAAATATTGAAAATATAAATAGTGCTACACAAGATAGTGTAGAAAACAAATCTTTAATAAATGAAGAATTAGAATTGACATATGAAAACATAGACATTTTAGATAAAGCATCTACAAAATCAAGTAATCATAATACAAGCAAAAACGAAACAAATAATTCAGGTTCTTGTTCTTCTAGATCATCAAATACCGAATCATTAGACTCAAATGAAACAGTGTCTGACGAATCAAGTACTGAAGAAAGCAATTATGAAGATGATGAAGAAATATTTTGCGCAATAGATAAATTTCCAGTCGAAATGATTGTATTAGAATGCTGTCAAGATACATTAGATGCTTATATTTCAAGTAAAAAAATTAAAGATGATGAATGGGAATCTATTGTTTTACAAATATTATTTACATTAATTACATATCAAAAAGTTTTCCACTTTACTCATAATGATTTACATACAAATAACATCGTATATGTATCCACAGAAAAGAAATATTTATATTATAAATTTAACAATAGTCATTATAAAGTTCCTACATTTGGTAAAATATATAAAATAATCGATTTTGGAAGAGCTATTTATAGATTCAAAAATCAATTTATATGTAGTGATAGTTATTCGGAAGACGGTGATGCTGCTACACAATACAACTGCGAACCTTATTTAAATGAAAATAAACCACGTTTAGATCCAAATTATAGTTTTGATTTGTGTCGCCTAGGGTGTAGTTTGTTTGATTATTTTATTGATGATTTAGAGGATATAAAAAAATTAAAATCCCCAATTAAAAAATTAATGATAGAATGGGTTTTTGATGATAAAAATAAAAATATATTGTATAAAAATGATGGTTCTGAGAGATATCCTGATTTTAAATTATATAAAATGATAGCACGCAGTGTTCATAAACATACTCCACAAAATGTATTGAAAAAACCGCTATTTGAGAATTATGTAATAGCAAAAAAGAAAATTAATAATCCAGAAGCAATATTTAATATTGATGGCTTACCAATTATGGTTTAAAAATTTAATATTTTCTATTTTTAAAAAATTAAAATAGAAAATAGAAAATAGAAAATAGAAAATAGAAAATAGAAAATAGAAAATTAAAAATCGGGTTCATTTGTAAAAGCACTTAGCGATTCTTTGGAATTACCTATTAATTCATTAATATTTAGTTGTTCTAAACCAAACAATGAAACCATAGAGCACAAAAATACTATTAAACTATCTTTTGTTATATTTTTTAGTGATTTTTCTTCTTTGGTTATATATTTCATATCTATTATTTTATAAATCATAAATATAATACTAATTGCTAATGAAGGTATAATAAAATTCATTTATTATTACAAAACAAATGAATTTTATATAAATAACGAATTGGTTTATTTTAATTCTTCTATATCTAAATCTAACTCCAAATCTGATTTTTCGTCATCAGTGCTCATTTCGGTTTTTAAATCTAAAATATCTAAATCTATTTCGTCAGGATCATTTTTATTATTTGATCTGCTTGTTGGAACAGTAAATTTATCTATTTTTAATTTATACTTATCATTCTCCTCCTTAGATTCTTCATTATTAGATTCATTACCGGAATTATTAGATTCGTCATCGGTTGAATCATTATTAAAAGAAGGTGCTGGTTTTACTATTTCTAAATTTTCTTCATTTAAATCTTTACTGGCATTTTTAAGTGCTTTCTTGAGGTTTGTTTTACTTTCTTCTTTTATTTTTTCAAGCGCATCTTTCTTAATTTTTTCTAATTCTTTTGCTTCTTTTAATTTATTAAGTTTCTCCAATGCTGCTTTATCTGTAACAATTTCTTTCTTTTCTTCCACTTCGACATCCGTTTCTTGTGTTTCGTCTAAATACATTTGTAATATATGCTCAATAGGAATGCTCTCTCTTATTGTATTTAAAATACACTCTTTGACTATTAATTCTAATTCTCTATTGTTTTTTTGTATTTGTAGTGGTTTTATATTTAGTTCAAATAAATATATATTGACATATACTTTTCTGGCAACATTTATATATGTTTTATGTATAAATTTACCTAAATCAGGTATATCTATATTAATTTTCTTTTGTTTTAAACCTACACGCGAAGATGTTAATGATTTCAATTGTGTAATATGAACACAAGATAATAAATCTTCTAAATAGTTACAGGCGCTCGATGTAATTATTCTTTGTTTCTCATTTTCAACTATTTCAGAACTCCATTTTGGTATATTGTTTAAAAAATTTTGAAATGTCATTAAATATTTTGACTCTTCGTCGTTTTCTCTACAAACATTATATGCTTCAGAAAAAACTGATCTTAAACCTTCAATTATACATGGTGTTAAAGTATTGGTTAATCTAGCACACCACTCATTTTTAGATTCGATTATTGTTGATAAAGTATAATCATCCATATTTATAGTTTAATTATTATTTTTTAAATAAAAATTAAACTAAATTAAATTAAACTAAATTAAACTAAACTAAATTACACTAAATTAAACTAAATTAAACTAAACTAAATTACACTAAATTAAACTAAACTAAATTAAACTAAATTAAACTACACTGTTTATTTACTAAATATTATTAAATATTGAAAAATCAATAACGCAATTATTATTATAAAAATACAATATAATAAATATTAAGAATTCTTCACATCTTATTTCCTTTTTGTAAATGTCAAAAAAAAATACAAATTTTGAATAATCAGATTTAAAATTAGAACAATTTGTAAAATGTTCTAATAAATTATTAGCACTAATACCTTTGTTATATATTAACGAACTATAATTAATTAGTAGGTCGTTTTCAGAACTGTTAGTCGTAGTTGTCATAGCATTATTTAATTTTTTTATTATTACAGTAAGTTTATTATTACACTTATTATTACTATTATTAATGACCGTTAATGATTTATAAATAATATTCATATTGCTACTATTACAAAAAATTTCACAAAATCTAGATAATATTGGTCTAATAATTTTTGACTTATTTGCTGTTACAATAAAAAATTTTGTATTACTATATATTTCAATTGATCTTCGCAGTGCTGATTGAGCATCTAATGTCAAACTATCCGCGTTTAACAAAACAATCGATTTGAAATTTGTTATATTTTTATGAATTATTGTATTTGCGAAGAATCTTAAATTATCTCTTATAAATTTAATATTCCCTTTTCCCAAACTACAATTCAGTATGAGTGTGTTATTTTCAATGTTTTTATAATTTTTATAAATATATAATAATAATTGTTCTAGTAAGGTTTTTTTTCCGATCAAATTATTTCCATATAATAATAAGTTTGGTAAATTATTTTTATCATGTAACTCTTTCAAATTTTGTAACATTATTTTAAAGTAGAAAAAAATATTTAAATTAAAATTGTATTAACTAGTTAATATTATTAAATAAACATATAATGTTAAATACATATACTACATATACTACATACTACATATATTATGCTACACGTATGTTATAGTTTATTTTTTATATATAATTTTACAGACTTTCTAGTTAAATCCTTTGAAAAGAATACAAATAAAATTATTCGTGTTATTGATAATAATCTTGATACAAATTTAATACATAATAATCTTGATATATATTATGAAAGACGTATTAAATCAAAAAAACGTATATTTTTAAAAATAAAAAAACCGAAGATACCATATGATATATTTGGATTAAGAGTTATATATAATGACAACGCAGACCACTATAATACCAAAAGTGCTTATAATATTAAAAATATTATACAAGAAAATTTTAACACATTGGATTTTATAAGCGATGATTATATTGAAAAACCCAAGGCAAATAACTATCAAAGCTTACATCTTTATGTTGTAATGCCATTATTAATAGAAATTCAAATAAGAAATAGCTATATGCATAATATAGCTATTAATGGTTCGGCATCGCATTACTATTAAATTATTATTATAAAATTATAAAATTATAAAATTATTAAAATATAAAATATAAAATATTTATAAATAATACTACTTATAAATACTATTTATAAATACTATAATAAATAAATATTGATTATTTATTCTAGTAATATGAATGATACACAAAATATAGATACTATTGAAAAATTAAATATTGTATATAAAGAAATTTTAGGTTTTCCATCTACATCTGAAAGTATTGGTTATTATGAAGAATTAAATACAAAATTCAATACTTATACATTTGGTGAAAATGTGTTATTGGAAAATATTACACAATATCCAGATTTTGATATAAATGGTAATGTTAAAAGTGCTAATGAAATAGGATTAAATCCTAGTGATTTCTATCACTACTCTTATGATCAATTGAATAAATCACAAAGTAGTATTGTAGATGACAGCACCGGAACCATTAGACGATTTAAATATTTAATATTACAGCAAACACATGGAACGGAAACTTCAAATTATGGAGCATCATGGTTTAAACTGGACATTTCATATAATAATGTATTAGAAGACTCTTTACAATATAATTATAAATCATACTATGACTCGTCAAACGGCAATGCTTTGAAATTGCCATATTTATACGAAGTTTTTACAGAAAGTTCCTTACAAAGTCCAAGTGTTTTACATAATTTGCCATTTGGAACTCAAGGAGGTAATTGGACTTATAATTATAAAAACGGTATTTTGTTTTTCTCCGATTTTAATAATTTGGCACAACAAAGCATATATGGTGGAATTTATAATATACAGAATAATAACAGACCCGTTATTAGCGTATATAAATATATAGGAAAAAAAAATATTAGTACCATAACAGATAGTTTAACTGGACTAACAAATATATTTAATAAAAATATTACTAAAATATTTAATTACACACAAAATCTAACTCATAAAATTACGGAATTGACACATTTGTTTAATACAAATATTAATATTGGTATTAATTATTCTAATAAAACAGTGTTTAATAATACAAGTTTCACAACAACTAGTATTGATTTGATTGACTTAAGTAATTTATTTTTCAACACTATAACTCCTGCTAATATAAATAGTAATATCTTAGTAAATGTTAATGTTTCTTTATTTTGTAGTTATGGGTATAATGAGAGAATAACACTACAAGTATGGAGAGACTTAAGCATGATTATAGAAAATAGAAATATTGGTTCGTCTAACGCCACAGATGGTTTGACTATCCCTTATAATATAACATATTTAGATGAAAATGTTGGTCAGGGTTTAAAAAAATATTATTTAAAATATCAATTAGAATCGTATAATTATAGTAATCATCCAGCACAAGGTATTGTTGATGTTAGAACTTCGCAATCCCAAGGTTCATCTGATATTTTATTGAGAGAAATGTTAAAAACTGCTACATATATTAACTTTATTAATAGTAATAATAAAATAATATTTGGGGAAACAAAATATACAACATTTAGTTCAGAGGTAATTGATTTAAGCAATAGATTTTTTAATGTTTATAATCCTTGTAATACCAATTATACAGTAGTATATGTAAAAGCAACATTATATTGCTCTACAAATGCGAATAAAAGAATTACTATTGAATTATGGAGAGATAATGATTTATTAATTCAGGATCATAGTTTGGGAAGTTCAATCGGAACAGATGGGTTTGCTATTCCATATAATTTTACTTTTTTAGATGAAAGTCCTAATTATAATAATAGCGAAAAAAAATATTATTTAAAGTATAACTTAGAAAACTCTAATGCTAATGCTAATGCTAATGCTAATGCTAATGCTAATGCTAATGCTAATGCTAGTGCTAATGCTAATGCTAATGCTAATGCTAATGAAGAAGAATTTGGTATTAGCAATCAAGAAGAAATGGGTATTATTAATATTAGAACTAGCAATATAAATGGTTCCTCCAATATAATATTACAAGAATATGCTAATAGTTCTCATAGTATTATAAATAAAAACGATATATTTTATAATAATATAAATTGCACAAACACTACTAATAATTTAGTGGATTTAAGTGCTGTATTATTCAATACTATTAATACGTGTAATAATAGTTCTGTAATTATAGATATTAGAGCAACGTTAGCGTGTAGTTTTGAAGAAGGAGAAACAATAACGATTGAATTATGGAGAGATTCAACACTGATTATGTATGACTGTAGTTTAGGAAGTTCATTTGGTGCTGACGGTTTAATTCTTCCTTATAATGTAACTTATTTAGATGAAAACGTTTCTAGTGGTGAAAAAAAATATTACTTAAAATATAAACTAGAGAGCAATTTATATCAACACCAGCACGGCATTCTTAATATCAAAACTTCACGCTATGGGTCCCCAAATATTTTTTTAAGAGAGATTACAAACACATCTACAATATTTAATAAAATTTTAAATAGCAGTACAGATTTTACTACAACTACTTCGGACTTAATTGATTTAAGCAATTCATTTTTTAATACTATTAATCTTTCTAGCAAGTCCAACATTTTAGTAACTATTAATGTTACTTTATTTTGTAGTTATGCTTTTGATCAAAGAATAACTATTCAATTATGGAGAGATTTAACTATGATTTCCGAAGATGTTGGGTTAGGGACAAATAATGCTTCAATTTTAAAAATGCCATATAATTTAACCTATTTAGACGAAAATGTTAATACTGGAATAAGTAAATATTATTTAAAATATAAATTATCAAGTAATCACGGATTAAATATGGGTTTAGTAAATATTAAGACTTCTTCAACTATTGGTTCAAGTTCCTTTTTTTTAAGACAAATTTAGGCGATTGCTTTATTAATTATTTTATTTTTATATAATAAAATAATTTGTAATATAGGAAAAAAGTAAAAAGTAAAAAGTAAAAAGTAAAAATTATTATATTTATATAAAATATATTGAAAAATGGGCGATAGTGATATTCTTACTAGTCGACCAAAATTCAATAGACCCACGCAAGATTATATATTTAGCGGTTCTCAATTTAGAGGTGGAAATGATCTCGGTTCTGTAAGATTTTCTAAATCTGGTACACATATTGATATATGTAATGGGGGAATAGATATTAGTTCTTCAGTTGTGAATATGAATAATGCTTTAAATATTTCAGGTAATACTTCAATTGGCGGTACATTAAGCATTGGAGGAGGAACAGTATTTAGTAATATAACTGGTAATAATATTACAATAACAGGAGATTTGTCAGTCAATAGTATGATTAGTAATATTTTAAAAGTTCCTTCTACATTTACCCTTGACCCTGCCGGGCATGGAAATATTACAGGAAAGGTAATAATTTTGGGAGATTTACAAGTGGATGGAACAACAACAACTATTAATTCAACTGTGGTAGATATTAGCGATAAAATGATTGTGGTGGCTTCTAACGCGACAAATTCATCACAAGCAGACGGTGGTGGTTTTAAAATAGGTGGCGTAAATGCCGAATTTATATATAACCACACCAATACCAGATTTCAATCGTCCATAGGAATCGGAATTTCGGGAAATTTATTACCTATTAACAACGTTTCGCAAGTTCCTGTTTCGTTTAATACTTTCCAGTTAGTAACAAGCAATCTAGGAAGTGCTTTAAGTACTGTTGCCAATACTTGGGAAACAATAACAAATTACACTATAAGTAAAGTTGTTTTAAGTCATCATTCATATATGAAGATGGAATTTAAAGCTAACTTTATTTCTTCAACAGAAGCAGATCAAACTTTAGGTTTCCGAGTAGAAAAAAGTATAGATGGAACTAACTGGACCACGGTATTTACAGATCCAAGTTTAGGTTCAAATATGGGTGTTGGAGTTATTAGCGTATATAATGGTACATATATTGATAATCTTAATGGAGCAACTTTGACTAATTCTACCGTATCTTATAGACTTTTACAAAGAAGAAATTTGAATACAACCTACGATAACGCTATATCAAGTGCTTTTGGTGTTATAGGTGGAAGTGAAGTTGGTAATTATATTTTCTTACAAGAATTATATAGACCATCCGCATAATATATTAGTAATTACATTTACTTTTAAAATATAATTCATTATATTTTACCAGATTTTACTAGAATATGTATGAATTTATTATTTAATAATATTTAATAATATTATTAAATGAGTTTGCATAATTTCAATCCCAATAATAAATCATGGAAAATGTATACAAACACTATAACGTCTATTAATACTGATGATATACTTATTAAACCACATGATGGTAAAAATTTATTACTGGAAGTTTCTGGAAATAATAATATTTTTTTCAAAAAAGGAGATTTATCATATGCTTTAGAAGATTTGATTGGTGGAAGTGTTACTTCTAACCCATATGAAGTATCTCCTTTTTTAAAAAATTTTATCTTTTTTAAAAAAGGTGATATCTCATATTCCTTAGAATATTTGGTTGGTGGAGGTGGTTCTTCTAACCCTAATGAACTATCTCCTTATTTGAAAAATCTTATTACTTTTAAGAGAGAAGACATCTCATATTCTTTAGAAGATATGCTTGATGGAGGCGGTTCTTCTAACTCATATGTACCATCTCCTTATTTACAAAATGTTTTTATTTTTAAAAAAGGCGATACTTCATATTCTTTAGAAGATTTGATTAGTAGAGGTGGTTCTTCTAATATTATTCTTAGTCATATTAGAAGTGATATAATTCCTTCGACTAATAATGCTTTTAAATTTGGAGATGTTAGTAAAAATTGGCGCAACGCATATATACGCGATTTAAGTGCTACTAATATTGATGTACGTGGAAACATATTACCTTTAAATGCCATTAGTTCTACTTTAGGTTCTGCTAGCAAACCTTGGAGCAAAGCATATATACGCGATTTAAGTGCTACTAATATTAGTATAAGTGGAAATATTTTACCTGACAACAACACTTCTAAAATAGGCTCTTCATTAAATAGGTGGGAAAATGTATTTGTAAATGACTTGAGTGTTAATACTATAAATGGACAGACTTATAATGCTCCTTCTAATATTTTTTTTACTTCTGTTAGTGCAAGTGGAAATATTTTATTTGATGTTAGTGGTAGTAACATATCAACTATATCTAAATTGTTCTTCTTCAAGAAAAGATCACAACATTAGAAAAACAAGGTTATAAAAGTTGTTATTATATTTGAGATAAAATAGTTAAAATATTTTAAATTTAAGCAACACTTGTGAGAGATTTTGTATATGGATTATTTTTAAAAGCGCTCAACAATGACTCGTCCATTCTTGACGCATTATAATTTACATCATAACTCTGCATTCCATTTATTTCTCCCATAAATTCTCGCGATGGAATAATGCTTTGATTGTTATTGATTATGGGTTGTCTATTTTGTTGAAAAATACCATCATTGCGAGAGGTTGTAGAATTATTATAATTATTAAATAAACTCATGCTTCCTTGATTAGTACGTGCCTCGTATGTCTTATTTGCGATATTTTGTTGAGCATAAGCACTATTATATGGTCTTAGACCTTGGACATTAGAATTGCCATTACCAACATATTCCTTATTTGTGCTTGTTCTTTGATTATTATAATTTTGATGGTCAGTTACCATATAAGCATTTCCAGTATTATTTTGCCCCTGGACATTTACATAATTCAAATTTATTTTATTTGTTGTCATTTCCCTATTTGTAATTTTTGTTTTATCATCTGAATTAAACAAATGACCAGTTGGTGTTAATCCATTTACATTTCCGGTTTCGCGTAGATTGCCTATAACATTTTCTTTGCGTGTAGGTCTAAAAATATCTAAAATAGGAGCAATTGCTGCCTTTGCCATACCATATATTCCGCCAAACTCCGTATTTTCTTTAGTAATTGTGCGATTATTATGTAATACATTATAACTTTGCGAACCATAATCGTTTGGATTAGCATAATTTGTTCCTGTAGCACTAGCATTACTTAACGGAAGTCCGGACAAGTTTTGTCTTTTAGATTCTTCGACTTCGGCATTTGTATAAGTGGCTTGTCCAGTTGAACCTGAACCTGATCCATAATATTCGCGAGTTGTTTCAGGTCTATTTTCCATAGGAATTAAATGTGTGCTTCTTATTGGTGGTGCTTGTTCTACACCTGTTGTTGTAAACCAACGATTGGGTCCCGACTCATATGATTTATCGGGTAAATGTTTTTCAACAACACCTATTTTGCTATTTGGTCCTGCCATTTTTATAGGAAATAATGCGGGACCTTGATGACCATCTAAATCAAATGAGGTTTTAGGTTTATTTTCAGCACGTAAGTCATCAACAGATTTTGGCATCCATGCGTCGCGCGCCATCATACCGGCATTAAAACCATCTCCTCCTTGCGTTCCACCAGTATTAAAACCGTCTGAGTTTTGAGAACCATAACCCATATTAAGACCGGGTCCAACACGTTGTGGTTCCCATAATGAAACATTAGACATTTTCATTGATTCGTTCATGCGCGATTGAATAAAATCACTGTTGTTAGGAGTTCCGTTTGGACGATGAGAATTTTCATCTGGTCTAAATAGCGGTGCTATTTCGGATTTTGAAAATTGTTGGCTACCATTTCCTTGTTTAGAGTCCAATATAGATTCTGTTAAATTTAGATCCCCGCTGAATCCACGTAATTTGCCACCATAATAATGTTGCATATTATTATGACCGAATTGGTTTAAATTTGTTTGCTGACCAGATAATAAATTGATTTGCGAGTTTGCTATAGGATTGACGGATTGGGTCATAATAGGATTGTTTTGCTCAGGTAAGTCCTCTCTATAATTTGAGAAGTTTTCAGTTCGTTTAGCACCGCCTGATAAAAAGTCTTGTTTTTGAAATTTTTCTTGTGTCGCAATATTTTTAACAGAGTCTTTTTTTTCTTGCTCTGACAAGATATATATACTTCCTAATATTACAATAGGTATAGCCAAAGCAGCCATTATAATTTAATATATTATAATATTAAATTATATATTTAATATTGTAATTATTACAATAACTACTTTCTAAATTAAATCACTTTAATAAAAATTATATAGTTGTTATGTTTCTCTCATATTCATAATTATTATTTAGTTGAAAATAATCTTTTTGAACAATTCGCGAACTAATATTATTATGAAAAGGAATACATATATTTTCTTGTGGATCTAAATGTAAATAGTTAAAATTATTAGGAACGTTTAACTTATCATTTTTGATATTAAAATTATGAATCTCTCTATACACCCAAGACGGATGTGTAGCACGAGATTGACTAGTAATTTCATTTTCATTTTCTGGATAAATATTTTTATAGTATTTATTATTATTATTTAAATAGTCAGCATAATTATTTTCACTAATAGTATCACGATTTAATTTTCTATGTAATGAAAATAGATCACTCTCTAAATCTGTTTTATTATTAGATAAATTGGCACCCCATTTTTGTGGTTTAACATATGGATCGCTAAAATAAGAAGGGGCTATTCCATTTCCAGGAACATTAATATTATAATTTCCAATGTTTGTAGATTCTTCTAAATATTTCTGTATTCTACATGGGTCATCGTAAAATCTAGTAAATGCCATTTAATATTTATTATATTATTAATATTTATTATATTATTAATATTTATTATATTATTAATATAAATTATAAATATGGAATATATTCCATGCTATTATTATCATAAATAGTTACTCTAAATGTATCTGAATAACCTTCTACAAAAACAGTATCACCATTATATAAATTATCGCATCCTTGCGATGACGTACAACTTTTATTTTTAAAACTAATTGGTAATTTAATCATTCCATTTTTATCATTCATAGTGTAAAAATTCCATTTATCTCTATTTGAAAACAGCGGTCTTCCCATTAAAGGTAATATTGTTTCTT